TAAATTTCCGCTTACAGAAACATTACTTGCAAAGTTTGCAATGCCTCCTACACAAACAGAAGAAGCAACATCCAAACGTCCACTAACTGATACATCATTATCAAACTCCGCTTTGGAGGTGAAGGTAGCTGCACCAGCCACTGCAAACGTACCACCAACTGAAACATTGTTTTTAAGTATTGCTGCATTCTCTACTGTAACTGTAGATTTAAATGTTGCAGCCCCCACAGCCGTAACTGTGCTTTGTAGTTGTGCAGCGCCTGATACAGTTACCGTAGAGCCAAACTGTGCAGCCCCACCAACTGATACAGTGCTTTGCAGATGTGTAGCGCCAGCCAGAGTAGCCGTGCCGCCAACATAAAGAGTACCACCTACCGTGGCATTACTTACTGATATGTTACCAGCAATCGTTGCAGTCACACCAGACAGGTTTGAACCGTCTCCGTAGAAACTGCTGGCACATACTTTATCATCTACATGTAAGTTTCCATCCAGAGAGACTGACCCATCTACTCCTAATGCACCAGTAATCTGTACTGCATTGGTAGCTACCTTCAGGGCAGTGTTAACACCATCACCTGTCTGGACTGCTTTCAGGGAAGTGTCTACACCAGTATTGCTAGTTGAAGAACTAACAAGTATAATCTGCTTATATGTATTTGATATTAGTTGACTTGTTAAATCGCTCATATTAGATTCCAATACTTCTCTGTTGATCCCCAAGCTGTGCTGGCCTGACTCCATTCAAGATTACGTCCGCCTGTATCAGGACGAGGATTAAGAATAGCTGGATTATCTCTTACATCAGGCACATGATTTTGAGGATGGTTCTTCAGATCAAACTGTCCTTCAAAGTCTTCTGGGCATACCAGCATCCCATAACTGTTCATTTGCATTATACGATGTGGATATACAAACCCACATACATCGCACATAGCCAGTGCATTTTTAGTGGTAGCCATTAAATATACCTTAGTCTTGGACGAATAAACATAGAGGCTCTTTCTCTGTCTTCTTCCATTGCTCTCATAAGAAGTTCTTCATAGTTTGCCTTTAACATCATAATTCTATTCTCAGGAACAAGAGGTCGCTTCATTGACATGTAATAAGCAAGACCACATGTAAGGCAAGGTAAAAATCTTTTAGGTAAATCTGCATTTTGTATAGCAGACTTATTTACATCTTGAAGCTCAGAAATAATTTCCATCTTCAAAACATCTGTAGAATTATCAGGAAGGGGCCATACAGACAGTACAGGATTATCTCTTTCTCTACGTATAGAGTATTGATTGGGACGACCTGTCTGTGTCTTATTAGGAATAAGAAGATATTCTTCAGGAGTAATGCGCTCAAGCTGTATATCAGTACTGTCTCTGTTAAGAACAACTTCCAGAGCATCTATAGTAGAAGAGGCAAGAGAATAGGTTGTAGTACTGGCAGCTACAGTTACACTGGAAACAGAAGTAGTCCAGAGAAGCACACCTCTATTCTGCCAATCTTTAAGCATGAGATTAATAGAGCGGCGTGCAGAAGCAGGTTCGTGGCCAAGAGTATCTTCACCCCCAATCATTTCCGTAGCTTCTTGTATAACCTCGTCTATATCAAGGTTAAAGTCATATGTTCCTGATACTGCCATTACGTTCTATACCTTTTAGTTTTAGCCGCTATTCTTTTTGGCTGCTTCACGAACTGCTTCCCGGCAGCAGTCCCTTTTCTCTTTGCTCTGGTGGTCGCTGCATATTCCTTTGACGATAGGGATTTGATTGCTTTCTCCGGTAGATAACGCTCCCCGGTTTTGCTGGAGGGTTTGCCTGACTTCGTGCGCCATTTTTGTTTGCTCCACTTTGAAAGTTTATTAGTAGATTTTTTCTTACCGCTATAAGTTCCACCAGCATCTTTGTAATACTTAACGGCAAGTTGCATAGCTCTGGCAGAGTGTTTACCACCCATCTTGCGCTTTGCTTTAGCTTTAGCAGCAGCCCACTTCTTTGGGTCACGTTTGGTAGCTGTACCGCCTTTCTTACGCTTTATTACGTTTGCCATTACTACCTCTTGCTTTTCTAATAGATTCTTTACCTTTTTTAAATATAGAAGCTACTTGAGTTTTACCCATAACTTTAGCACGTTGTTCTCCCACAGTAAGTATTTGTACTTTACGAGCATAAGGCTTATTTATTTTTTTAACCTTTGCTACTGTAGCTCTAGCATCTGCTGGAGTTGCAAACTTTATACTAACAGTATCTTTTGGATTTTCATCAGTATAAAGTCTTCGACCAGAACCTTTAGGTTTTTTACCAGTACCTACTTTAGGATCACGTTTTGTACGCACTATCGACCTACTTTTTTCATGGCTTTCTTATGAGCAGCCCCAAAAGTTTTTCCTTTTCTCATTGACTTTTTCATACTAGTCATATGTTTTTTAGTATGATGTTTAGAATGTTTTTTAAGTGTAGTCTTTTGTCTATTTGTAAGTTTTTTAGGTGCCATTAACATCTCCATCTTTTACGGGCTTGTCTTAGTCTGCTATTAGGATTTTTAGCAGCCTTTGGAAATTTCTTCATTTGTCCAGCAGACCTTGCACAGTACGACTTACGCCTTGCTGCACGTTTACCTGTAGGTTTCTTTTCAGTTACCGCAGTCTTTAGTTTAGAGCCGGGATTCTGCCTACGATATTTAGCAACACCCTTCTTAGTCATACCAGCACCAGCCTTGGTAGGACGCTTCATGCCCCTACCAATCGTAATGCCCTTCATATTACTGGGCTTTCTTTTTCGCTTTACTGCCATATGTATACCTAAATTTTTTTCTCATATAATTACAAAGACTGTTTATATATTCATTAAAATCTGCATAGTCTTCTTTATTAGGTTTAGTTCCTGAATTATCTATTAAAGTAGGATCATCATAACCCTCTTGAACAGACTTATTGTACCTAATAAGAAACTCTTTAGTAACCACGCATAGCCTTTCCATAGCCTCGTACTTTACCACCCATACGACGCTTTACTGTGCCTTTAATTTGACCACCATACTTAGAATCAAACTCTTCCATAGCCATGCCTTTATCAGTGCTGTCTACATCTACATCAAAACCAAAAAGTGTAACCTCTCCCGGTTTTGATTTTCTTTGTTTAAAACGAGGAGTTGCTCCTTTACCCGCTGCAAAATCAAAAATTGACATACTTTCTTTTTTCTTTGCTTTAGACTTAGGCTCTTGTTTCTTAGACTGTAGAGCAGCATCAAACATCATAGGAGCAGCTTTAGCCTGTGAAACAGCTTTAGCCTGTGAAACAGCTTTAGCCTTGGATTTACGTTTAGGTTTAGGTTTAGAAAGTTTAGGTTTTCTTTTAACATCTGCAATAGTAGATTTAGATTCAGATTTAGGTTTAGGTTTTGCCGCAGCAGTTGTAGCTGTAGCAATTATAGCTGAAGGTATACCTCTTTTTGCACTAGAAGTAATTTTTTTACCTCTAGCAGTTTTAGTCATTTTATCTGCTGCTTTACCTGCTGCTTCTAGCTTACTTCTTTTAGCTGCACCAGTAAGTTGTTGCGTAGCAGGTTTATCAGCAGCTTTTGTTTTTACATTAAAAGTTTGTCCTCTTTTTCCCGGTTTTGGTCCAAGACCTTTCATGTCAATTTTCTCAGCACGTCTAGCTTTATTTGCAGCAGCTAAAGAATTATAAGTTTTATCTCCAACTTTAAACTTACCTCTTTGTTTAGCAGCTTTTGAAGCTTCTTGAATATTTTTAAAAGTTCTATTACTTTTATCATTTAATATTTTATATAAACCAGCTCCTACTTTAACTATTCCCATTATAGCAGGACCAGCACCAAGAGTCATTGCTGTTATACCACCTCTAGGAGTAGTTTTTATAGAGCCAGCATCTTCTGCTTTTTTCTGTTGACTAAGCCGCAACTGACGAGCAGAACTTCCTTGTCTACGCTTCATAAGCTCTGCAAACTTTTTAGGATTATTTTTTTTAAGAGCTTGTTCTGATTTAGTTAATTTAGGTTCAGCCATAATCTAGTCCTCCACCTTAAAAGCTTTGCCCTGTTCATAGTCTTCATCAACTACAACATCCTGTGGTGGACCTTTAACTTGTGGTCCTTTACGTGCAGCGCCATAGCCTTGTCCTGTGGGACGACCTACAATCTCATCAAGGTTATGGGGCCGTTTGATTAGTGTATGTGGTCCCTGCATCTAACTTCTCCTTTTACGTTGTGCCTCGCTAAGTGCGATGGCTATAGCTTGTTTACGTTTCTTAACTTTTTTACCAGAGCTACTTTTAAGTTTGCCCTTCTTATATTCCCCCATAACTTTCTTAACTTTTTTCTTACCGGGGCGAGTAATTTGTTTTCCTATAGAGGAACGACTAGTTGTCATAGCAAGCATTTACAAGGTCTTGTCCACTCATATTATTTTTAATAACCTTACCACCATTCCCACGTTTATAAACTTGACCACCACCCATTTTCTTTTTCATGTAGCCACCGCCCATTTTCTTATATACTTTACCGCCACCCATTTTTTTCTTAGTAGGACGATCTCCAGAATAATCTTCATCTATATTTTTAGTAGATTTTTTACCTCTACCTTTCATATCTCCTTCATATATTTTTCCAAAACCAATAGCATCTTCGATATCCATCATTGTTTCTGGAAAACTACCCATAACATATCCGGTTAATCCTAGTACATCTTTATAT